TATTCCATTTGATGACGGTGGATGGTTATTTGGTTTTGATAATATTTGTCCGGGTCAACAGTGTCCAAAATGGCCATGGGGAGCAATTGAAGGATGTAACGTAAGAGGAGTAGACGCAACAGATTCAGTTTTAGGTACTCCTCCAAGAAACCCTCCAATAACTGGTTCAATTTATCCTATAAGTCATAATCATAATGATTGCGCATATCAAATGGCTTCAAGCATTTATTATTATGGTTGTCAAGATATTTTCAATAGCGTAGAAGAAATGCAAGATTTTATATTAAATCTTGCAAAAAGATTTGCAAATCCAGAACAAGAAGTACAGATTCAAGCTACAAATTGCACAGAATGCTGCTCAATATGCAGATATTTTGGTAAAGAATCCACAGAATGTCCTGGCTGTGAAAACACATTTAATTTTATAACAGAAACTCCTGCTATAAACAATGATAATTATCTCGTTTATGAGGGCCAGGGCATCACATTTATAGCATCACCTGTGAGAACCCCATATCTTTACTATCAATTAGTTTCTGCTTTAGGATTACCAGTAATTGATAAAAATGATATAGATGCTAGTGGAAATGGCATTAACGGAAAACCTTTGGGAATGACTGGATTGCTCGGAGCAGTTGGGGATATAGTTAAATTTAATTTGAAGATGAAAAGCGACGGTTCTTTTGAAGGACCAGAATATTTTAGAGTAAAATTAATAGAACAAACAAATCCAGATGGATGTGCATATGGAACATTTCTTTCTAATGCAATTACAGTAAAAGAAACTCCAACGTTTACTTTATCTGGAGTTCCCTTTAATTGTCAGGTAAATGAAACAAATCTTTCTCTAACAATAACTACCACAAATTTCCCAGCAGGAACCATTTATTATAGAATTATTCCTATAATAGGAGCATCATCTGAAGATTTTGGTATTCCTATGAGTGGATCACTGTCTGTAGTAAATAGCAGTGCAACTCTTAATATTCCTATACTTGCAGATCAAACAACAGAAGGTTCAGGAGAAAAATTTAGAGTAGAGTTCAGTAGATTACCAGCAGAAGATGTTGCTTTTCCTAGATCTGTAAAAGGTATAGCTAAATATTCTGATAGTGTTACTTTGTATAAGAAAGGAACACCAATACATGTTCGTGGAACGATCATGCATAACCACATGCTTAAAAAGAAAAAATTGACAAACGTACATGCCATGATTCAAGAGGGTGAAAAAATAAAATTCACTTATTTGAAAGTTCCTAATCCATCAGGAGAATCTGTTGTTAGTATGGGAACTATATTGCCTCCAGAGTTCGGTTTAGAGAATTATATTGATTATGACATGCAATTTGATAAATCATTTTTAGAGCCTTTGAAATCAATATTAAAATGTGTTGATTGGGACTACGAAAAACGTAATACTATAGATAGTTTTTTCATATGATTAATGAAGAAATAATTAAATATCTTTCAGATCATTCTGATCATAGAAAAATTCCGAAAATTAATTCAAAAGATTGGGATTTTTTAATTCTTAAATATGAAAAAGATGATATTAGAGATTCTTTGGCTAAATATATTCATTCCAATTCTGTTGCATTTCCATTAAAAGAGATTCACTTTTCTAGATTAGTTAATTTGTTTAGTAAATTTGTTAGTACCAGTATGATTAGAGAATATAAAGAATTTAAAGATGTAAAGGAAAGGTATGATTACAAATATACTTATTCACATAACCCTTTAGGGGTCATTGATAGATCACATGCCTATAATGATATTAGTGACTATTTTCAGCAAGAAAACAGAATGAAATGTGGGTCAAATTCAGTGGATTCGCCATGGACCATATGGAATGATGAAAAAAAACTATCAAAAATGAATTGGATATTTTGGAGAAAAGGTGTCATGGAAGATAGTGGTGTGGATGATAAAACTTTTAGATCATCTTTTAGGTTAGGAACATATACTGCTACACAATTTAAGCCGACAGTCGCTAAAGCATTATATGAAAAACATAATGCCATAAACGTTTTGGATACTTCTTGTGGATGGGGTGATCGTTTGGCTGGTTTTTATGCTACTGCTAGTACAAAATTGTATGTTGGTTGTGATCCGAATCCCGATACATTTGAAAAATATAAAAAACAATGTCTTTTTTATGAAAAAGTTTTGGGTAGTTCTAGTAAAACTATTTTAACAGAAACTGAAGACTATTTTGAATGTGTGGGTGTTAAAACGGTAAAAATATGGAGGAAGCCTTCAGAAGATGTTGATTGGAATTTATATAAAAATTTATTCGATTTTTATTTTACATCGCCTCCTTATTTTGAAACTGAAAAATATGCAGAGAGTTCGGATAAAGTTGACGAACAATCTTGGAATCGTTATGACACTTTTGAAAAATGGAAATATGATTTTTTCTTTGAAGTTACTAAAAAAGTTTGGAATACAATTAAAGATAATGGTTTTATGATGATAAACATTATCGAACCTAGAAGTGTTGGAAATAAGAGATTAAACTTATGTGATGACATGGTTGATTATTTTAAAAATTTTAAAAAATCAAATTATTTGGGAAAAATAGGTATGCGAATGGCGGCAAGACCAAATGCGGATGAATTGGCAGATGTTTTTATCGAACCTATATGGGTGTTTAGAAAAAACAATAAAAACTATATTGAAAATTTGAATAACACTATTGATAAATTTTATAATTAAGGATAGACAAATATGGATTTAAAAATGCTAATTAAGGAGAGTGGAAATGAATACGCTGGAATCGTTTCTGATGGAATTGAAGCAGGAGATGTTGAATCTTTTATTGATACTGGAAGTTATGCTCTTAATGCTCTACTCTCAGGTTCTATCTATGGTGGACTCGCTTCGAACAAAATTACTGCTTTTGCAGGCGAAAGTGCCACCGGAAAGACATTCTTTGTTTTGGGTGTTGTCAAACAGTTTTTAGAAGATAATCCTGAAGGTGGTGTTATTTATTTTGAGAGCGAATCTGCATTAACAAAACAGATGATAGAATCTCGTGGAATTGATAGCAAAAGAATGGTAATAATGCCTGTTGCTACGATTCAGGAATTTTCTCACCAATCAACAAAAATTCTAGACAAATATTTGGATCAAGATAAAAAAGAACGAAAGCCTTTAATGTTTTGTCTTGATTCATTAGGTATGCTGTCTACATCAAAAGAAATGTCAGATACATCGGATGGAAAAGAGACCAAAGATATGACACGGGCAGCCCTCACAAAAGCAGCATTTAGAGTGTTGACACTGAAATTAGGGAAAGCAAAAATTCCAATGTTAGTCACTAACCATACCTATTCCCAAGTAGGCACAATGTTTCCTCAACAAGTGATGGGAGGCGGGACTGGATTGTACTATGCTGCCACAAATATTATATTTTTAAGCAAAAGAAAAGAAAAAGTGGGTACTGAAGTCATAGGTAATATAATTCATTGTAAAAATCAAAAATCAAGACTTACCATAGAAAATAAATTGATCGATGCATTGGTCACTTATGATAAAGGATTGGATAGATATTATGGCATGTTAGAACTTGCGGAAGCCTGTGAGGTATTTAAAAAAGTATCAACAAGATACGAACTTCCAGATGGATCAAAACAGTTTGGTAAAACTATTTTAGCCGAACCTGAAAAATATTTCACAGATGATATATTAAAAACAATCGATGAATATTGTGGTAAAGAATTTCTATATGGAAAAGGATCAAAAACTTTTGATGAATCGTTAGAGGAAGAAAATGGACTTGAAGAGTAAATATGAATTAGTAGAATTAGAAGATGATCGACATGCGTTTAGACTTATAGAAGGTAAATTTAAAGATGTAATCTATAAATACAATCGTTTTGGGTTGGTAGAACCCGTAGAAGGTGAACAAGTATTGAAATATAGATTTGAATATGATATAATTGAAATTCCTGAAGAAATAAGAAATAAAAAATATACTGATAAGGAAGGACTTGAATTTGAAGAACTTATCGGAGATATTTTGATTCAAATATTGGAAGAAAATGTAGTAGTCAAAGAGGATAATGACAATACGACTAGAAGATACGATTTTAAAAAATCTGATTTATTTTGAAGAATACACTAGAAAAGCAATACCCTACATTAAATCAGACTATTTTTCTGATAATATAGATAAAATATTATTTG